GCGTCGACCTCAGTTCGGTCGAGCTTTACCAAATGGCGCTGTTCTCCGGCCTTTCCAGTCTCGTGAGAGACAGTCAGGAGCTTCTCGTTCGGTGGCGTAAGCCCCGCAACAGAAAAGACTGACTTGTTTGCATCGGCGTAACGTTGCACATACGAAACCGTATTAGTGTCAACGTCCGTCGGTGTGTCCTTGGAAAGGGCTTGTGTAGCTGTCAATGCGACTACGAATCCTCTCCCCCGGTTGAACCGAGGGGTGTTAGTGCTACTCATGTAGCGGTTGTTCAGGCTCTGTTACCAGAACCGCGTATCCTTGGTCACGAACGTGCAAGGACTGTGGCAAGCGATGCTCCTAAGATCGCTTGGTTTGCCGTCGGGAGCTTCCAACCAGCAGCAATAAAAGTCTGCTCGTCGGGGCGAATGGGCACTCTCGTATAAAAAGTACGAGCGGTGGCCCAATACGGCACGGTGAAATTCGGCGGCTGTGTATTACTAGCCGGAAGATTTACCATCTTCAAATCCGATGTCACCTTCACGTCTTCCTTGTATTGGACATAGGAGTCCACATGGAGAAACGGCAATTCCAGAGTGTCATACTTATGACGTTCTATCCACGAACCAATGTCAAAGAACCAATCCAAGACAAAGGTGAATGGTAAGGCGTCCCATATGATTCTGGGATTCAGCTCGAAACCCAGGGCGTCTAAATATGCCCTGAGCATCATCTTGTATCCCCGCGTAACCTGGAAGGGTTGCGGGCGATAACAAAGACCAGCTGTCTTAGAGCGTTGTATGAACCCGCTCCAAGCGCACGTATGCTGACCGCCATACGTGAGCGTACCGTTCTTTGCGGTTAACTCTTTGAAGAAAGTCTTACGAGATTTCATTACCTCGTTTGCGGCTTTCTCAAAGTCCTCGATTTTCTGCTGTAGGCCCTGAAGCAGTCCCACCATCTCTCGGATATCCGAGAAAAGCGGTTTCCACCCGAATGAATAATTCAGATGGGCTCCAGCAACGTTCTTAGCAGCACCGAGATTCTTCTTCCACACCTTGAACAGCTTCTGTACATCATCCAATTCCAAAAAGAAATTTGGCAGGCTGATGACAGTAAGGTCCGGCTTCAACTCATGATAATACAAGTTGATGTCCGCAAGCGGATTACCGTAGTATATGGGATTAGCAGTGTTTACATTCAACTGCGTAGGCCCATATGCGGCTCCGACTGCAAGGGTGTGAGCAAGTTTACCATGGTCATGCTGCCTGTAGTAATCACAATAGTGACCTACATGGCCAGCACCAGTGAAAGTAAGCCTAACCGGGTTGGTTGGCTCTCCACTGTACATGGTAGATTCACGCAAATGATGACACCAGTTCGAGAGGAATCGTTGAGATCTCCTCTTGGTGGTGTACCGGATTGTCTCAGCCTTTTCATATACGCCCAGCGTTGTGCCGGGACTGTATATTGACTCAAACACTCCCGCAGCAGTGACATGGTCACTCTGCGGAACGGGTTTAGTCAAAGGCGTTGAGGATCTGGTCTTGACGCGTACCGCGCCGAGAATCACTGGCATGCTTGTACCTCCTTAGAAGAATTTAACCATCAAAAGACATTGGCCTCTCGGCCTGAAAGGTTTCCCCCCTACGGTGTAGGG